GAGAGGACGTTTAGACGCAAGAAGGACGCTGAAGAGCTTAGTTGCGGATTTGAGGATGAAGAAAAAGATTGTGGCAAATTAATGGGGGGAGATGACTGGAGTTCCGCCCTCATGTTCAAGATGGTTTATAAACCTTTGTATGTATGGGAATATGAATGCGAAGGCGAAAGTTATAGATTAAACTATCAATAAACATTTAAAATCAAGAAAATAAAAGAAAAAGTTCCGTACCATACCAGTGGCTCGGGGCTTTTTTTATTTCCTCCTACAACAAAATTACAACAATCCCGCCATTGTTTTTTTTAGGTCCGCTTGATTTTTTGCCATCCCCCTTATATGCGTGAACTTTGAGTTCATGATCGAGATTAAGGACATATCTGGTAGAGTCAAGTTGTCGGTATCGATAGGAACGGGTTCGGTACGTCGGTTTGAGTTGATGAAAGAGGACTATGTGAACCTCGTGTTCTCCTTGTCCGACCCGGTACAACTGGAGATCGGAGACAATATCGATTATGAAGGTAGCGTTTTCTACGTAACTGGCAATACATACCCTACATTCAACGCATCCACAGGCGGATACGACTATAGCGTGCGATTCGACTCGCATTATTACCGATGGAAGAATCATATCCTATTTTACGATAGGCAAGGTAACAAGGAAGCGTCATGGAGCCTTACACGTGCTCCGGAGGCCCACCTAAGCATTGTCGTATCCAATTTGCGATCTCTGGGATTCAGGTATAACGGTAAGGAGTACCAAGCCGTTGTCGATAGCTCCGTTGACGCTGTCGCCAAGCTCGTGCAATACGACAGCACGAATATCGTGGATGCCCTTACCAAGATTGCCGAGGCGTGGGAGTGCGAGTGGTGGGTAGAGGGTGACAAGATATATATAGGTAGGATAGAGCGTGGCGATCCCGTAGATCTGGAGATAGGTAGGCAGGTAGTGTCCATGCCAAGGAGCCAAAGCCAAGACCTGTTCGCCACACGCCTGTACGCTTTCGGCTCAACGAGAAATATCCCCTCGGGCTATCGCAAGGGGGAATCCGGTACGGTGGTGCAAGGGGTGGTGCAAAAACGCCTCATGCTTCCTAAGGGAACTCCCTACGTGGACGTGGTACAGGGATTGACCGAGGATCAAATAGTGGAGGCGGTCGTTATATTCGACGATATATACCCTCGTAAGATAGGTACGATAACCGAGGTGATACCGAAGGAGGTCACGGAGGAGGGCGAGGACGGGACATCGGAGACATTCACCGTCTACCGGTTCAAGGACTCGGGATTGTCCTTCTCCGAAGAATACGTGCTTCCCGGCAAAGAGCTTCGTGTCGTATTCCAGACGGGGCCGTTGTCAGGCATGGATTTCGCCTTGCGATTCAATCCGGAAGGACTGCCGGAGGATGATCCGGAGGCTCAGGTGTTCGAGATAGTCCGTAATGACTCCTATGGCCAGACATTGCCGGAAAGCCCTCTTATACCGGGGACGGGGAACAAATATATCCTATACAATTTTGACACGCAATACGTAAGTGACACCCTTATCCCGCAGGCGGAAGAGGAATTGCTGAGAAGGACGATAGAGTATAAGGCTAAGGTCGTGTCGGACCCTTCCACTTACACATGCGTCCTTAACTCATACTACGCTTCCGGCTACGATGAGAATAATGGTATATTGAACCCGGAAAAGGCGATTGATCTATCCGTAGGACAGCGTGTCAGGCTTATCAATAAGGCCTATTTTGAGAATGGGCGGGAATCTAGGGTATTGGGTTTCGAGAAAAAGCTTGATATCCCATATGATTCGCCTTCCTATACGGTAGGAGAGAGCGCGGCTTACTCCCGGTTGGGGGAATTGGAGCGTAAGTTGGAGAATATCCAATATAAGGATAACACGTACGTCAACCAAGGTAGTGGTTCTTTAGGGGTGTATATCATAAAGAAAGAGGATACTACCGCCGCCTCGGACGAGAACGTTTTCTCCGCTCTCCGTACATTATATGAGATAAACAAGGTAAAACAGGATAACGACAAACGTTACCTTCGTAAGGACATACCCGATATCGCCCATGAGGATATTTTATTCGACAAGAAGATAGGCTCCTCCATCTTCCTTGACGGCATGGATGGCAAGGGCTGGGAGATCAAGGCCGACGGTCGTGCCATATTTGATGAGTCATGGTTCCGTGGGAATGTTTTATTCAAGAAACGAGTGGGGTCCCATACGTTTATATCCGGTTTCCCTAATGGCTTCGGTTGGGATATTGCTCCATATAAACGGGTTAACTCGGCTGGTGTAGAGGAACAGAAATTCCGTTTAGAGATAGACGATATAAATGTGAGAGGCAGTCTCCGGGTCTATGAGTTCATCGTCTCTCAGCTTCGTGGCGAAAACGACAACGTGATATTCTCAGGGATGATGAAGGTGGAGTATTACGACCATGCGACCGGAAGGATTTACTTGGACACGGGGAACGGCGTGCTCTACAATCCGTTCCGTTCGGGGGATATATTGATGGTCCAACATTTTGGGGGAATGCCGACAGGGGAGAATGATTACAATATCATCAAGCAATACGAACTTCGGGTTGATCAAGTCGGCATCGGTAATTTATCGGACGGTGAAGATCGCTTGGACTGGATTACGTTTGTCAACTTTGCCGGTGATAAAGCCGACATTGCGCAAGGTGATGTATTGACCCGTGTAGATAGCGTGGCCGATTCTACCAGAAAGGGTATTGTCAAGATCACTACGATTGACGAGGTGGGAGCTCCGTATATGGATGTCGTGTATGGAATGAAGACCGATCCCGATAATGCTACCAAGGCACGTGTCGGCAATCTTTCGGGGATAAGGACCAAGAGCGGTATAGATTTGACCGGTGTTTGGGGGATTTACGGTAACGGGGCTTACTTTGAAAATTCGACCTACATCCTTGATACAGGTAATACGATCGAGCAGGAATTTTCCATAATGAACGGGAAATTCGAGAGTTCAATCGAAGGCATCAGGAACGATATATCATTAGAGCCGGGCAATATATTGAAAAATAGCTCATTCTCCCAAAATACGGACTATTGGGTGACAGAGAACTCAATAAGTTTTTGGGGACATGACGGATCGTTTATTTACGCCAATGATTCTTTCCTGTCAGAGAAGAGGGGAGTTTCAGATATTTATCAAGACGGCAACAGAAATGTCTTACGTATCAGTGACTCGTATATCCTCCAGCGGAATGACGTTATAAACATACCGTCACATGAGACCGAGGCGACCGAGTATGACTATTCCTTCTCATTACATTACCGGGTTGTTAAGGCGGGGATATTGACCGCAGGTTTCGAGGGATCAAGCCTTTATGTCTCCATGTCCTTGGAACCATCATCCTCGTATCGTAAGCTTTCGAAAGCGGGGAAATGGGACGAACGTGGCGATTTCCGTATATCTTTCGATGGGGAAATACTGATTTATGGTGTTTCCTTGTTTATCGATAACTTGGCGGATGCCATTATCAGGTTGGAGACAAGGATAGAGCAAACAGAAGAGTCTATCAAGCTGGCGGCAACGAAGGATTATGTGGATGAGGAAACAGGTAAGGTGTATACCAAGTATGATTCTCAATTGAATATTACCGCTGGGCAAATATCGGCCATATCAACGAGGGTGGATAATATAAGGAATGAGATAGACACGGCGGGATGGATCAACACTACGCAGGGAAATACGTTGTTCGCCGCCAAGAGCTTGGAAAACGGCGATAATATCATATCGTATATCAACCAGACGGCAACGACAACCACCATTAAATCGAATAGGATCAATCTTGTGGGAGCCGTTACCTATTCAGATTTAGACTCCTCTTTACAGGATAAGGTGGATGCGGCTGGCGGGGATGCTTTGGATAAAGCCTTGGAAGCCTATGAGAAAGCTTCTGATGCCTATAGCATAGCGAATAGCGCAGACTCAACTGCTTCATCGGCTTATAGCAGGGCGACTAAAGCCATTACAGACGCCACAAATGCTTTAAATGCGGCGAAGGAAGCCAATACATCGGTCGAGTTACTTCCCGGTTGGGTCAAAGAGAATGACATTATTAAAGCATTGGAAGATAAGACAATCATCGTTAATGGGTATATCGCTACTTCTATGATTGATGTGAATAATTTGTATGCTAAGAAGTTGGCGGCAACAGAGGGGACTATTGGAGCCTTTAAGATAATGTCCTATAAAAGCCTTGAGACAGATGATGCCGACGCTTTTATTCGCATGTACGATGCTGGACAAGTTTTTACCTTTATATATGCCGGGCATGTAGAATCTCATTCCGGAAAAGGGGCGGCTTTGATTGGAATAGCGGATAATAGTGATTCCATGGCATTGTATACAGAAGGAGGTATAACGTTTAAGGGTTTAAGTACGACGGCAGAAAGTTCCTACTGGAAGCCTTTATTAATACATACAAATACTGGAGAGATAAGAAGAAGTTCCTAATATAAAAATAATAATTATGAAAGTGAATTTTCACATAGCATTTAAGAATTCTCAAGGCGAAGAAGCCTTTGAGTGGGTACCTGCCGGAGAGAAAAAGGAGAAACGTTATCAAATGATAGACGAGGTCCTTTGCCAAGGATTATTTGATGGCAAATATATCCACATGACAGGGCGTGATGAAGATGATTCGCGTAGCAAGTTACAAGCATTTGAACTGTATCTGAAGCTAAGGCAAGCTAACGGAGAATTGGATATAACAATCGAGGAGGCTACATTGATCAAAAAAGTGGCATTACTCTTACCTCCTGGAGCGTATGGGCAAATTTATAACATTATAGAAAGGGGAAATTAACATGGCACTATCAACATTATCATCTGTATTGAGAAGCAAATACAAAAACACGGTAGGAGATTATGATATCTCCTATGAGACAACACGGAATGCGGGCGAAAAGGTAACAGAGGTATTGGCCTCGGTCAAAAAAGGAGAGCTTAGGTTCGGTTATGTAAACATTGTGGACAAAGGCAGGAAATCGATAGTCTTGGAAGATGGAGTCTCGGACGAAGACTGCAAGGCTATATTGTCAACCGTGATAGACGATGCGGCAAATATTTTCCTTAAACAAGAATAACATACGATAATATGGCTGTAGGGGATCTTACATTGTCTTCCGGCTTTACTCTAACGCCCGAGGATTTACGTGCGATCGCCGCTGAGAGTAAAAAGATCTTAGCGGAGGAGTCCAAGGATTTAAGTCAGTTCAAGGAGATTGACTCTATATCCTCCGTGTCATCTTTGCCCGGTATTTCCGCTAAGGAGGAATTAGTGAGAGTCCCCATGGCTATACTTAAGGGACTTGACGGTAGGGAGATAGAACTAGCCTCTTCGTCTACGGATATCCAATGGAGGTATGTTGGAAATCCCGGATGGAATGTGTTGGTGGAATTATCCTTGCTAACCGGTCCGAAGGGAACTCCGGGAGATCCTCCGGTCGTCTCTATCGGTACGGTATCCACCCTTCCTTTTAATAGCTCGGCAACGGCTGGCTTTGTCTTGAGAGGGGAGACCCCAGAAGGTGTACCTATTTATGCTTTGGATTTAGGTATCCCACAAGGCAAGCCCGGCCAAGACGGAAATGGGGCGGGGAACGTGTTTGTCCCTACGGATAATATCATAGCCGATAGATATTATATTTTTAAATCCTCCGTTGATAAAAGCGCAAACGGGGATTTTATCGAATTGGACAGCCTTGCCTTTGGTGTAGGTCAAAACTACTCGGGTTACAAGAACGCCGAGATATTCAATGACTATGAGAATAACAAGGCGGCAGGAAATTACGCCCACGCAGAGGGTATGAATACCAACGCTACCGGTCCTAGGGCGCATGCGGAGGGTTACAAAACGAATGTGTTCGCTAGCGAGGGTCACGCCGAGGGCAGGGGAACATGGTGCTTAGGAGCGCAATCGCATGTAGAGGGATTATATTCTTATTGTTTAGGGGATGGTTCGCATGTAGAAGGAGGATCAATAGGCACCCAGCCTTATTTTATTGAAAATACCGTAGGAGGCATAGCGGATCGGCCTATTTTTGATACGAGTGGAGAGTCTTTAAGGACTTTCATAGAAGATTACGGAGTCTATAACTCTGAAAATATTGAGCACTCATTATTTTTTGACGCTGTATCTATACGAGAGAAGTTCGCTCTGAACATTTCAATTGGCACCCGAAGCCACCTCGAGGGAGCTAACAATTTTATTTGTGATAACACAAGCCACGTAGAAGGATATAATAATATATGCGGTGATTTATATTATTCACATAGTGCCCCAATAGTACATAAGGCAAATCATGTGGAAGGATACAATAATGTTCTGTTTTCGGGGAGAGAATATACAGACCAAAACTTCTGTGTTCATGTGGAAGGATATAGTAATGAGGTTTATCCGGGATGCTCTTTTTCACATGTAGGAGGAGAGTATTGCACTATAGGTAATATAGCCCCTGCAAGGTTAGCGTTTTGTCATGGGAAGTGGTTGCTTGTAAATTCGGATTATGGCGTTTCTTTTGGTCGTTTTAATAAGCCAACACTAAATAATAAAAATGTGCTGTTTTCCTATGGGATAGGACGTGATGATAACTCGCGAGAAAACGCTTTGTCTATATTGGAAGATGGAACTGTATTAATCCCTAGCTTGGAAGATAGGATAAATGATGCTACAGATTCGAAAGTTATAGGTTTAAACAATAAATTTAATAATAATAACGAAGAGCTTAAGGCTATTATAGATGAGCAATCTAATCAGATAAAGGATTTGTTAGCCTTGTTACAGTCCGGAGTTGGGATAACAAAGGCTTTTGTTTCAGGTAGTGTTTTGGTTTTTACTAAAAATATACAAGCGGAAGTGTCGGGTGAAACCTTTTTTATTTCCGATTCGCAAACAACGGTTGCTGATGGAGTATTAACAATCAAATAAATAAAAATATGGGAACAATCAGAAAAATAAATGTAAATGGGCAAGAATATGATTTGGCTGGTTCTGGCGGCTCAACAATGATTTCTGTAACCTATCAGGAGATAGTATCTTTGATTCAGGCAAGCTCTCTTGTCGCAGGGAACAAGTACAGGATCACAGATTATGTAACTAAAGTAAATGATAAATACAAGGCTGTTTCAGCGGAGAAACCTTTTGACATTATCGTCACGGCTAAATCTTCCAATAAACTAGAACGTAAAGCATCTGCCATAATGCGTGAAGGTGATGATTACTTCGCCGGATCAGACCTAGGATCTTGGGAAATATGGTATGATATCAATAATGATACTAAATCGTATCCAATCGCTCATGAGAGTGGGAAAGGATATATTTATAGGCTTATAGACGAATATGGAAATGAGGCTGATTTTGATTTTAAGAACATAAAATGGAAAATAGACTCAAATATTTTTAAAAAGGTGACAAATGGTCCTGTACCGTTTTTTACTTTTACTTTTTTAAATTCATATAATGACATTAGCGAGGATTCGGTTATGGACGCTTCCTTGGATGGCAAGGCAATGAATAATGAAATATATATTCTTGATAGTATAACCAATACTGCTGTGTATGTCCTTAGTGTGGCAAAACCAACGATAGGTTCTGCCAGGATAAAGAAAAATAGCTCAAATAAGTCTTTTTTCATAGCTGTTAAAGGAACCGTTAGCTCAAAAATAGATACTAATGATATGAGATATGGACTTAGTATAGATGATGTCGCTATGGAAGTTAGCGGTAATACGGTAAATAATTATGTAAATATATTATTGAATGGCGCAAATTTAATGGTGACTAATAACCTATTTAACATCGAAGGACAGGCTAGACTCCAAATTTCAGGTTCTCTTAAAGGATGTACGGCATTAGGATCTTTTAAAGCTGGATCAGACTATGTCTTTCAAATTTCCGAGAGTTGCCAAGGAAAGATTATTGTGTCCAATGGAGATGGAGAATCTTTTAAAATAATAGACCCCTTCACTCTTCAATAACATGGAAACTATCCGCATAGGCAACGACATATCCGTCCAGTGGACGATATTGCACGATAATGTTCCCGAACCACTTGAGGGGCGGGATTTGAAGGTGATCTTGTCAAACTCATTCGAGAAGATAGAGATAAAGGATTTCCTCCTTGTCGGTAACGTCATAAGATTCTCTTATCACGGGAAGGATCAGATACATTGCGGGGTTTACACGTTGACGTTATTCGAGAATTATAAGAAAGATGGCATGATGGCCGTTGACGCTTGCGAGGCGTTCAAGCTCATACCGAGATCATGCGGGAAGACTAACGAACAGTCTTGCTCGAATCTGGAAGTGTCCACGGTGGATGTCAGCTCATCTTTTGATATATTGAATAACCCCAAGAACACCCTCGTGTCTGACTCAATCCATAGGATCGAGGCCATTACGCAAGAGGAGTATGACAAGATCGAGATCCCTAATCCAAACATCTTATATGTAATACTATGATTCTGAACGGAGCGATAGATATAAAGTTTAACGGAGCGGACGTGAAGAAAATCTATCTGGGACGAGATACGGTATGGACTAGGGAAGCGCATTTGATCGTCACCCCAACGGCTATATGGCTACAAAGGAGTAATGGTTTTGAAGCGGATGTGAATATAATATCAAACGTCTTATGGGATGTCGAATAGTAAATAATTAATTAAAAATTTCAGAAGTATGGCAAAACCTAGTTGGTTGACAGTAAGCCCGATGTCTGGATCGGGTAATGATACGCTTAGGAATACAGCGACGGCGTATAAGGGCAGAAAACCGAGAATGGGAACGGTCACGGTGACCGGATCCGGCGTGGCGCAACCCAAGACTTATAAGGTGACGCAAGAGGCGGAACCCGAGTATATATCCATAGACAACGGGTCGTCGATGGCGGCAGATAAGACAGGAGGAAAAGTCACTGTCAATGGGAAATCCAATTCTGCCGCCTTGTCATTCGCATGGGTGGGAGAAGCGAAGGAGGCGACGATCTCCCCCCAGTATACCGCAGGTGGTAAACCCACTAATAATACGGAGGCGATCGAAGGAGATCCGGGAGCGACAGGCGAGGTGGTATGGTCTGTGGATCTGACCTTGCCGGCCAATACCACGATAGAGCAGATAAACAGGACCCTGAAGGTATCCAACGGTAGCACCGTTCAGCAGCAGATCGTGATTGAGCAAACAGCCGGAGACGCTAACTTGTCGTTAAGCGAGACAGATATAACGATCCCTGCGGATGGAAGCGCTGTTACCGTTATTGTTACCTCCAATACGCAATGGACGGTATCTTGACCCCTGCCCGGTATGGAGAAAGTGATACCATGGGGCGTAGGTGGAGGGAATCTCCACCTTGCCTATACAGGGCAAGATAATGGCGAGATCGTCATCACGAGTGACACGGAGAATTATACGGGGACAGAGCGGTACGAGGTATTGACCGTGGCAACTGGAAACGGAGCGGTCAAAGAGCGGTTTACGGTACGTCAGCCTAGTCGCAAGGCTTACGTTGACGGAAATATGTTGGTGTTTACCCTTGCGGCGAATGTCTCGGTATCGGGAGGTAATTTGGTGATCGAGGATACGGGGATATCGGTAAGGGATGATGTAATATTTATTTGATAAAAAAAGGATCGGAAGAATGGATTGGACGATGATATTAACCGCCGTATTAACCTTTGTTGGAGGAGGTGGTCTTGGAGCAGTGCTGATGTTTCCGCAAAAGAGGAAATCGGCCGAGTTGGAGAATGAGACGAAAGCGAGTGAGCAATGGAAGGAATTGTATATCAAAAGTCAGGAGGAAAAGAAAGGTTTGAGCAATCTTATAGATAAACTATACGACGATCAGGGACATTTTCGTGACGAGAATAACCGTCTTACAACCCAGATAGCGGTATACAAAGTACTTAAATGCAGAGATTTGAAATGTACCAATAGGAATCCTCCTATCGAGAACAATATAAATAGTGAGGATAAGGAGGATAAAGATTGCGATAAAGAAGGCTCCCCAGATCCAAAAGGATAGGGGAGCCGGATAAATTTTAGCTTCCCGCCTCTCACAAGGAAGGATAGCAAGGTTAACAAAGCGTCACAAATATACGAATAAAATCAAATAACAATGGCAGAGAAAAAATTACCGAGAGGGTTGCGTCTATGTAACCCCGGAAACATCCGGATCAACAGCGATCTATTTCAAGGCGAGGTTAGACCGAGCAAGGACAAATCATTTAAGCAGTTTGAAACGATGGCATACGGCTACCGGGCGGTGTTCCGAATCCTCTCGAACTACTATCGTAACTATAAGCTTGACACGATCCGCAAGATGATCAGTCGTTGGGCTCCTGAAAACGAGAATGATACAGATGCCTACGTTAAGGCCGTGTCCGATTACGCCGGTATCCCGGCTGATGATCCTATCAACATCAACGATCGTGAGCAGATGATCCGGATCGTGGGCGGGATGAGCAAGGTGGAGAATGGTAGGGAGGCTGATATGTCGGATGTTATTGCGGGGTGGAATCTGTTATGAGAGCATGGCAGGTTATATTAATACTAGTGTGCTTGGTAGCCAGTTTCACGGCTGGCTACCATATCCGGGGGGATGTGGCTAGTGATTCGATATCCAAGACCGACACGTCCGCCAAGGTGGATACGATACATGACAGCATCCCGTACCCGGTCTATGAGACACTGGTACGAACAATACCTGAGCCTTTTCCTGTCTACATTACATTAGACGGTGATACGATTAAGGAACCTATATATGTCCCGGTGCCGATAACTCAAAAGGAGTACAAGACGGATGATTACCGGCTGTCAATATCCGGCTATAAGTCTAATCTTGATTACATCGAGGTTTATAGAAGGACTGAGTATATAACCAAGACGATCTCCCCCCGTAGATGGGGAATCGGCGCGATAGCCGGTTATGGGATCGGAAAGCATGGACTATCACCTTATGTAGGTATAGGAGGATTCTATAGGATCTGGTAATGAGTAATACCCATAGGGGAGGGTATTGAATAAAGCCCCTATTCCTCCAACTCTTCTACCTTCCGGAGGAAAGACATAACTCCATGTATGTTTTTCGGGGCTTGTACCTATAAAACATACGTGGAGTTATTTTGTTTAACAAAATCTATAAAAAAGTTATGAGTAAGGTAGAGGAATTTTACAGAAGGGTTATTTCTATCGCCTGTGAGGTGTGTGGGGTTGATCCTATAATGATGTTCTCATGTAAAAGAGAAAAGTACGTTGACGCACGGAATCTTGTCATAATGAATCTAACGATGAAAGGCTACACGGATACCGTGATATCGGAGCTTACGGGATTGACGAGACAGGCTGTCAATTACGTAAGGAATACTTTCCCTAGCAAATACAATCGTAGTTGGATGCTCATAACTTATCAGCAACAAATTAGCAATGAATTAGCAAAGGACTAGCAAATCATTATTTTAGAAGCAAAAGCCTTCTCTTGATTTTTGTGTCACGGTTGATATTGACCGTAACTAAAGATTTAAGATATAATGGAAAAAACTTATGTGTTTAATCAAGACGGAGCTGGCGGGGCGAGCAACGGTTTGCTGGCCTCTATCCTCCCGTCCTTGCAAAACCGTGGTATTGATACCGGTTATCTCATGGGACTCATGAACGGAGGTAATGGTAACGGTGGTTTCTTCGGGAACAACGGAGGCTTTCAGGACATCATCGCCCTTATCGTGATCGCCGCTATTTTCGGTAACGGCAGCTTCGGTTTTGGGGGGAACAACAATCAAGGTGCCAATGAGGGCAGGGAAATGATTATGCAGATGCTTAACAGGAATGGCGTGGATATCGCCGCTCTAGCCCAATCGTTGAACTCCTCCTCTGACCAGATCTTAGCTGGTATCAACTCCGTATCGCAGGCTATCTGTGGCCTAGGCAACCAGATGGGACAGAACACCAACAGCATTATTACGGCGATCATGCAGGGTAACCACGCATTGACCTCTCAAATCTGTAACTGTTGTTGCGACATGAAACAACTCGTTACCGCGCAAGGATACGAGAACCGTTTAGCGAACTGCGAGAACATGAATACACTTACACGTACGATGGAAGGGAACACCCGATCCTTGACGGACGCTTATCGTGAGGGTTTCCAGTCTCTCTTAGCCAAGATGGATGCTTCCGAGGCACGCCGTCAGCAGGAAGCTCTCGCTGCGAGGGACGCGAGAATAGCGGTCTTGGAGGGAGAAATCTCGCAGCGTAACCAGAACGCTACGATCCTGAACGCTTTTGGTCAACAGATCGCCCCGTTATTGTCTGGATTGCAGGAGTTGCGTAGTGACGTTGACGGAATCAAGTGTAAGATGCCTCCAACGGTATCCGTCCCTTATCCCCAATTACAGGTGTATAACCCGGAGACTTATCGTGCGGCCGCCTTCGGCGCGTTCGCTGGAGACGCGGCGTATGCCCGCGGTGGTTACGGATGTGGTTGCAATAACTATTGGGGTTGATCCAAGTAAGAAAGGAGGTAATTATGTGGCCTAACTTTTTTACACAGCTCCCATTCCCGTTCCCCTCGCTTGGAAGGGCTAATTTCAACACCTTGCCAACGGTGGCTGTAACGGTTGGGGCGGATAACGTGACTTTGGAGCTGCCTAACCATGCGTTCCGAAACAGGGACTATGTGGGCGGGTTCTATGTCAATCTCCGTCAAGCCATACCGGAAGGGACAACGGCGACACTCCCGATCCTTATCGGTACTAACGGTGATACCCGTCCGCTACTGGCTTATGGCAACGAGCCTGTCACGGTGGCGAACCTTGCGGGCACCGGTATCTATGAGATCCATTATAACAAGTACACGAACGAGTTGTACTTGGTCAATGGAGGATATAGACCAACCGCGGCGACACCCGCTCCGACGGGTTCGGAAACGGCGAGAAGTAAGTAAAAAACAAACACGGGGCCGTCAAAAAGGCGGCTCCATAAAAATCAATCACTATGTTTCAGAATCTTCGAGTTAATAATCAGTTATATATCCTTCATAAGGAAGCCAAGCATTTTATCGAGATAGGCTCGGTGGTAAGCGTTTCGGCACCTAAACCGAAGTATCCTCTAACCCAGCCGTTCGCCGCCCAACCGATGGAGATGGTAGTGGACGTGGTGGTCTCTATCAACGGCCAGAACACGACATTCCAGAACCTTCCGGCTGGCGGGGATATAGCGGACTTCGGGCAGAGCGGTAATATCGTGGTATCGTGCTCCCGTGATGCCATGAATAACGAGATATCCATGATAAGGCAAAAGAGGCTGGATCGGGTAAACAGCAGGGATCACGATCTTGGCGTGATAGCGTCATGCGATGAGATGCTGACGATGATCAATCCAGAATTCGCCGAGAAGCAACGTCAGGAGCAAGAGATCAATACCCTCAAGGGGCAGATGTCCGAGATGAGCAAGAATATGGCAGAGCTTATGGAACTGAACAAACAACTGATTCAACAACTTGGAGCTCAAGAGACAACTAAAAAGTAATTAATTATGGGAACATATAGCAGAAAACTGAAAGAGCTGATCGAGGAATTCGATGCCATGGAAGACGAGGATATGTTGGAACTGGCGAAGGAGGCCTATAAGCTTGGCTGTAGGGAAGGAAAGCGGAAGGCCATGGAAGGCTATGGCAACCGCATGGAGGAAGAAGAAGACGATGAGTTCGAGGACGACGACGAGTTCCGTGAGATGTGGGAACGTGGCGGCTACGGCAACCGTGGCGGCGGTCGTGGATCATCCGGGGGAGGCTATGGCAATCGCCGTGGGGTACCGGGCACCGGACGCTACTCGAGACGATATCGTAGATAACCATGAGGGGGGGACCGGTTTCCCCCTCCTAAAAAACAGAGGAATATGAGACTAGATATGTATGATGATTTCCCTTCCGGGATGCGATCCTACCTGAAGGCGTATGGCTGGCATTTCTCCAAGGCCATGTGCGATTGGGCCGTATCCATGATGGAGAAGGAGGACGGAAACGGGAAGAAGGTCAAGATAACCCCTTTCACCAAGGAGCAGGTGGATGAGATGCTGAAGAAGTATAGCGTGGACGTGAAGAAAAAGGGTGGATACGATTATGTTTACGCCGCCAACATGTGCAAGGCCGATTACCTTGGCTCCTCCGTGCCTAACGAGCAGTACGCCGCTCTTTATGTCAAGAACGTCTGCGACGATCCGGACGCTTACGACGGGATAGTGTTCACCCGGTTCTACGCTGATTGCATCGGGTCCGGCACGCCTATAATCTGGGAGGAGATGATGTGATGGGAGGCTGGGGCTACATACTGAGGATCTTGAAGGGAGAGTCCCCCAAGGACGTGCTGGCGAGTATGCCGGAGAAGGATTTTGACAAGGTATCCGAGGTGGTGGGCAATCTCAAGGCAACCAATCTCACCCGGCAACAAAGGAGGAGGATAGAGCGGGAGTTCAAGACGGTAAGGAGATGATACGACGGGATTACCATATCAAGAGATACGATTGGGTGATCCACGTACTGTATAACGTCACCTGCTCGAGGACATCCGATATCATAGCCCTATTGAAGAGGGTCGGTTGCCCGGAGAGCAAGATACGGGAGGCTTATGGCAATATGGGGTCGTGCAATCTGGACGTGGGACTGACCTATTCGAATTACCGCAGCCGGGAATCCGTCATGGTGATAGGCCGGACCTCGTCTTACAGGGAGTTCTCCAATTCGTTGTTCCACGAGTGCCGGCACTTGACCGATCACATGGCTATAGCCTTAAATATGGATGTGGGTGGAGAAGAGATAGCTTACCTAAGCGGGTACATAGGAGGAAAGCTAGCTCCCGATATCCAGCTGTTCATTTGTGATTGCAATTGTCATAAAAACGAGATAAACAGACATATTTATCAACAAAAAAAAAGAAAAGAAAATGGTAACAAAAGCAGATTTAAAAATTGAGGCCGCTCGTCTTGCGACGGAATCCGTAAATGAGGCGCGCGAAAAAGGGGAAAAATTGGAGTTTACTCCTTTAGCGGAAGAAATATATAACTTTCTTCAAAAGGATTTGGATTTGAAGGACACGGATGATCCTCAAGGTATGGTTTCGCAAGTGGCTTCTATGATTGGGGGGATGAATTGGAACAATATATCACCTAAACAAACAGAAGATAGATCAGACACGAAAGAGGATGTTGCAGGCGAAACGGCTTAAACGATCATCCTCGCATTTGGTTAGACCTCTCCCTTATCAAAGGGACACAACAGGTACAGGGTATATGTGGATAATCTTATTGTTTTTCTTATGGTGTCCACTCGTTAATAATGAAAAAAGGTAAGCAACATACAGAAAAGAGAGAATCCTCCAGACGTGAACTAGATCGGTTGGTTGATTCTCTCGATTTCGAGCCTGTCAACTTTCATGAGGTGATGGCCCGGATACGGCACTTGATGTGCCTGTTATAGTCCAATATCGCTTAATAACCCACTGAATAGATGAGCGTAATACAGAGGTTGTGTTTCTTTGGGATTGTTAGGGTTTACTTGGTTCTCCCCATATTTAAGCCCGGCAGCTGTCAAGGATTTGAACTTCTTCATGCCCTTGCTGGATTGTCGTTGCAAGGTCGTTAACAACCCCTTTGCGGCCATTCTTGCGTTGAATGCCTGTGCGGATATTTTTAATCCGTTAATTCCCAGTAGTTCAGTGGCTGACAATAATTGATCCTTGGATTCCGTATAGTCCGGGGTAGGCAAACCCAATGGATCGAGTATCTGCTTTGCCATGAGCAATTTAGAGCTATCATTTAAGTTTAGGAATTTTGCCGCCCACGAAGCCGCCTTCATTTTGTCGGATAGCGATAACGTTTGTTCCGTTGGTTTGTGAAATACCTTCCTATACACCTCGAAAACTGGTCTTACTTTTCTCGCTATAAAGAACTCCATACATGAAACGGTAAGTTTATAGTCAATCTTATTGTTTCCTCCCCAGCTTGTTTCATCTTGCTTGCCATTTTGGGCAAGCGTCTTGTAATCAACCCCCTCAATAAATTGTTCATTTGAAGTCAATGCTCTAACGGCCTTCCCTTTTTCAGAATAGACTAATGGCCAAACTTCGTCAAGATTGATTGGAAACTCATCATCAGATTGAGCTAATTTTAAAACAGCCTTGAAATAACGTTTTATTTCATTCTCGCTACTATTCTTTGACAATATTAATTTTGATTCCATAATAACCTGATTTTAAAATTTAAATGTTGAGTGATCTCTTGATCTCTTCCGTGATCCTTTTGGTTATACGCTCTTGATTCCATTCGTGCCATTCGGTATACAGACCTTTTCCTACGAGATAAAAGAAACATGAGTTCTTTAGATCGGTTTCTTGCTGAGAGGTGATCTTGGCCCATTTAAGACGGTTCTCTAACATTGAGATATCCTTCTTTAGTTCTTGGATCTTTTTGCTTTCCAATGGGATTGATGCGTTTTTAGCTACAGTCGTATGAAAGACTTTCCGGTATACCTCGAACACCGGGCGTATTTTCCGGGCGATAAAAAATTCCATGCAGGGCACGGATAGTCGATACTCGATCTTTGGCCTTCCTCCTTTTGGGTTTTGCGGATTTTGCCGCAAAACTTGATAGTCAATATCTTGCATGAATGTTTTCTGCAAGACATCTACGGCATCCGATCTCTTGTTGTACACTAAAGGATATACCTCGTCAAGGTTCACGGGGAACTCTTGATCTGATTTTGACAGCTTGAGTACTGCCATGAAGTAGCGTCTGATTTCTACGGTGCTACTTTCTCTTGTAAGAATTGTTTGCTTCATCTGGTCTTCGCATTAGATGAATAAAAAAAGAGCAACCCCTCATAATCCTAGTTTGCGAAGACCACACATATCGTAGAGATACATGAACGGATTATGGGAGCTGCTTATACTTCTCTCATTCTCTACTGGACCACTCGCTTGCGGTGCCTATGTGTAATCTTCGCACCGCAAACTTACGAATTTTCCCGGAAAAGCAAGCGATATCTTCTATTCTTTTTATTATGAGCCTCCCTTGAAGGCTCGGTTAATACTATTCCTCAGATCGAGTATAGGCATCCAATGGGTAACACAAATTTTATCACCATTAATATCATACCATTCATTACATTCTCTGCAATACCAACCCTGTTGTAAGTATTTAAAATAATCAGTACACCAGCAGCCAGTTATTACCAGATCTTCATCATCAGGTAACTTATCTTTTGTGCTTATCCACGGTAATTGCTTTGCCTGCCATTCGGCACCTGCTATAAATCCCTGATAATACGCCGGGAATGCACTACCGCTACTCCTGCTTTCAGCGAAGAAATGAGCCGCTTCTTCTACCGTCTGTCTCTTATCAATATCTCTTTCCATTGTTAATGCTTATTGTTTAAATATCCACATTCCGCAAGCTTACAGAGCATACCATAGGCTACATTTAAGATTGTTACATTCTCGTTGAAATAGAACGATAAATCCTCTAACACCTCAAACTTACCAAATAAATCAATTTTATCATATCTGAAAATCATTTCTGATATGTACCAATTCAATGTATAGTCATCTATCTGTTTTGGCATGAGAGCCAACATATCTTGCAAGGTAAAAGCAGGGATATACTTAATTACTAAGCCGTACTCAAAAGTTTCTTGCAAATTCGGCAGAAGAAGATGATATTCTTTCTCGCCATCAGGTTTGCCCCATGCCATACTTGCACTACTCACATCTACACCTAAATTAATAAGGTGTTGCATTTGTTCTACTGATAATACCTGTTCATTCATAATCATTCAGTTCTATAAGATTTACCACTAAATTTCTCATCGCCATATACCAATATATGATAACTGATACAAGGTGATTGTTCTGCTTTATCGTTATACTCTTTGCATTTAATTCTTGCTTCTTCGATTGTATCACATTTGCACATGGCGTATTCGGGATAACCATCGAAGTATCTTACGACTCTATATTCTTTGCTCATATTTATTTATCTGTTAGGAATTTCTTGTCAAGGTGTCCTTCCTTGATAAGCCATTCGATCATTTCAGTGATAGCATCAAAAAGGCTCTCCCTGCAATATGACTGGGCAAGGTTACTTCCAGCGGAATACTTTATCGTAAATTCTTTATCTCGTGGAAGCATGAATAGGTAATAGTTATATCCCTCACATTCTACTTGATCGGGCATCATCCCGATCAGCTTGGATAGAGACCAAGCCGGATAACGACCATCCATATCTAATAGCACTTGCTTGTTCATCCATGACTCGATTATCTCATCTAGGACGTTATTGTTTGACCAATCATCGGTTTCTGTTATGCGTTGCAGGTAACAGTCTGCCGTATCCGGTCTCACCCCGGCCTCTAATAGCCGGGATGATTGTTCTTTGGTTGTGCAAATTTGATTCATGATTTCTATTTATTAGCAAAATTTTAAATTCCATCTTTTCCCTTTAAGATTAGGGAAATGCCTTAATATCTCATCTTCAAGTTCCTCCTCTGATAACAGGGGAATTCTATGGTTGTACATAATATTCCCCATATATTTGCCTTCGCTATACACATGAATGGTTTTCTTTATTTTCTTCATTCTTTATCCTCCTTCTTGTTGATCGCCTCATGAAGCGAATTATACACCCGGGCGAATATTTTTCTTTGCTCTTTGTCTTTTAATGAGTTAACAAACTTGTGCATGACTACCCTTTTCTTGTTATCCCAGATTATTCGTGCCTTATCCACGCCGGATACAAACAATATATGAGGATGTCTTCCCCATTGTGTCAATATGCCATTATCGATAAGATCTGTGATCTCCTTTGGCATCAGATCCTTATTACGGGCCATGCCTATGAGCTTACCTTCCTCTCGCTCTATGGCCGACTTGGTTTTGTCTATCTCCTTTTGGAGATTGGATATAGCGTTGTTCTGCCTGTTCCATCTTCGCATGGTGGCCGGGCCGTTCCTCTTATCGTTAAGAGGTTGCCCGTTAGCGGAGGCTACATCCCCAAAGTGTTCGTTGATCTTTTTGTCTAATTTATCCTCTTTCTTTTTAAGAGAGGATTTTAGTATCTTTAGTCTACTCATATCTACCCCTCCTGAATAATTACGCACTCGATTTGTTCGTCATACGTGACATCCACCGGATCGTACTCATACTCTCCATCGGACGTGCGTATCATTACCTCCGCTTCCGGGTCTTGCTCTTGGAGAAGAGCGATCAATTCCCTGTTTCTCATATCAAAATAATGTTTTTTGTATTCTTGATAAAACAAGCCTGTTTGCTTTGTCGTAAAAAATTCTATCTATCTCAAATCCATACGCTTTTCTTCCACATTGGGCTGCGGCCAATAGCGTGCTTCCGCTTCCTGCTACAGGATCGATAACAACGTCGTTTTTATCGGTGAAAATCTCTATCAGTCTGCGAAGTAGCGGCACAGGCTTCTGTGTAGGATGAATCTTAGGCGTATCGTTGTCTACCGCCCAGTCAAAACAATTGAAAATCATCCTTCCATCATTGTTGAATTTAGGCAGCTTCTCCCGGTACAACAAGAGACCGTATTCACAATTCCCAACTACTTTCATATTTGCTTTCAATACTTGCGCCGAGAAATTCTTCCGGAAAACGAGCGGGATATATTTCATAAGCCCGTATTTCCTAGCTAATTCGATAAACATGAATTGTTGCTCGTACTCACAGAACAATATCATGCAGGGAGAACAACCTTGCTTTTTAGGTTCTTTCATTAACATGTCGCTACAAAAATGCATAAACTCGGCCGGTCTAAACTCGTTTTCTGAATTGAAGAATTTCTTTCCCGCAAGCTCACTTTCTCCATTTTTGTTGTCTCCATCCTTGTACCATGACGGATTGCTAGCATAAGCGTTTTTCCCAAGATTGTAAGGCACATCTGCTATTATAAGCTGTGCCTTTGGTATTTGATATGTTTTAAAATTCTGGAAAGAATCCCTGAATAATTCTACATCTTTCATTATTGATAGTTTTTTATTTATCCCGCCCTGTCGAAAGCCTTCTCAAAGACCTCCGGCCTTAGCAAGGCGTTGCTTATCGCCGTGAACGCCTTCACGATCCCGGGCTGCTCATTTAAGTTTATTCTCACGTCCTTCCCGGTGACCTCGCTTGATAACCGGTCACTTAGGAACTCTACCCTGCCCAAATCTAGATAGGACAGGGGATTGTACGCCAACGGGACGATCCCCCGCATCCTTTCGCCGAAATCGTATATCGTGATCCTAGACATCTGCGCAATCATGTTTATCGTGGATGACAAGGATGCTATCCTGTTCGCCGAACCGGATACCCCGTGATCCAGCAATATCTGGCTGATCGTGTAGTAATACCGGTCTATATGAGGCTGTACGTCCTCCTCCATGCTTTGCGTTATCTCGGCGAACGCCTCCTTGTTGGCCTTGGCTATCCGGAAGATGTTCGTGTTATAAGCGTTTATCCCCCTCTCGATAGCGTTGGCCGTCCGTTTGGCGTTATGCCTGTAGTGCTCGCTATTCCTTATGGTCTCCATGAGCGATACCGTGTAGTTATACACTTGGTCGTTCAAGAAAAGCACCATGTAGGTTAGCGAGGTGACAAGGCCGTTCGTGTCCTTGTCTATCTCTTCCCAATCGTTGTATTGTCTCATTCTTCCATCCTCCGGATTATATAATCAACAACGTCCTTTACGGTAAGGCATCGTCCGGGATCATCATCAGGGATCGATATGCCAAACTCTTTCTCTAATTCCATAAGTAGCTCTACCTCGTCAAGACTGTCCATCCATAGATCATCCTCTAGCTTTGATTCCATCGTAAGTGGCGTATCTTTGTGAAAAAGTTTACTCTTTATGATCTCAAATACTTTGTTCTTTATAGTTTCTTTTTCCATTGCTGTAATTATTTTTATTACTCTCATCATAGATGAATGCATCTTTCAACTATGATGAATGATTAAACCTTATTTGTTTTAGCGAACACCACGCTCTCATGATCCGGCCTCAGATGGGCCATGCAAGCAGATGAGTACTCGCAGAATCTCGCTCCTTCGTCCCGGAAGACGCATCCCCTGCACGGGATCTTGTTCTGGCCGTTGTAGTACGGCCTGTACTTTTCCACGATAATTTTCATGTCTCCTACCAACACGATCAAACTGGTAGGGGTGTTCTTCAGTCTGTTGATTATTTCCATGATCTGTTTTTTAAAATGGCATGTCCTTGTCACAACTCCCGTAATCGTAGAACTTGGTCATGCCGTCATTATGCTTAAATTTCACTAATCCCGTGGCCCCATCTCTATTCTTGGCCACGATCAACTCTCCGTAATTGCGTTCTACGTTACCGTTCTTGTCCTTGACCTCGATCTTGTAATACTCCGGTCTATGAATGAACATTACGATATCAGCGTCTTGCTCGATAGCCCCGGATTCCCTAAGATCGGATAGGAGGGGTTTCTTGTCCGGTCTGGCCTCGTTCCCCCTGTTCAATTGGGATAAGAGCAAGAAGGGAACCTTTAACTCCTTCGCCGTGATCTTGGCGGTTCTGGACATCTTCGCTACCTCACGTTCACGGCTTCCTTCCCGTTCACCGCTCTCCGCCAATTGGAGATAGTCGGCCATGATTATCCCGCACTTGCCTTGTTTCTTCAGTATTTTACATCGTGACCGGATATAGTCCATCGTCACGCACGGGTTGTCATCGACGTAGATCGGAAGTCTCCAAAGCTCATTCACTGCCGTCTCTACCTTGTTAATCTCCTCGTTTGTCATATACCCGGACTTGAACCGTTCCGGATCTACGTCGCACTCGGATAGGATCAGCCTGTTAGCCAAGCTTATGTCTGACATCTCAAGCGAGAATATCGCAACCGGGATATTGGATCTAGCCGCTGATTTGGCCAAGTGAAGCATCACGGCGGTATTGTGGGTGACTATGTAGTCATCCGTTATGTACAAGGCCTTCTCATGCGATACCGATATGCACTGGCATTCAACCCTGCGGTTGGTCGGTGTCACGGACATCACGGTCAAAGGTTTGTTCCTCCGGTCTGGCCTCACTCTGTTGAATTTCCTTGGGAGCGTGAAGCATTCCCTAGGATTGTCCGCTACGATCACGAGCCTGAAACTGTTCCTTTTCCGCTCGCCATAAAGGAATGAGCGTCTTTCTCTCAAGGAACATTTATATCCTAAAGACCAGCAAAGTGTTTGTACGCCTCTCGCCAATTTAGCGCTCGTGGTGTTGTAGCATATAGCCCCATTCTTGTCTATATCCCCGTCTGTATCGAGAAGACCGTTCAACAGCTCAACCCTTTGATCCCTGCATGCGTCAATGTACATGTCCGGGATGAACTTCTCGTAGGAATGGACATTCAACAATCCTAGGCTCTTTAGCTCTGACAGGTATTTATTGACCTTCCTGTTCTCCTTGTTGGTCACTAGGAAGCGATCATCCGACACGATAACATCGTAGTCGACCATACCTTGGATCTTATCAGCGATGAACTTGTCCGGCTTGCACCAGCTAACCCCCTTGCTCAAGACTCCATCTCCTAGCAAGACTCCCATGAGATATGGGTGGATCACGAAATCTTTCTTTTCTCCGAATATCCCGGAGAAAAGAGGAATGCTTATTCTGCCGGAATATCTTTCCTTGCTTATCAAGTCCATAAGCTCTAGGGTAGATACGACCCTTTCGGCCTTGGCGTTGAACTTGGAAGATATTACGCTCCACAAGTGGCTGCCACAGCATTCGATCTTGCGACCGTCCGAGAACTCGACCATGTATGTCTTGACATGTCCTTGCGGGAATATGCCGGTCACACGTGATTCAGCCCCGTCTACGGAGCAAACTTGGTCGCCTATCGCAAGATCCTTGTTCAGTTTCCATCCTGAAGGTGTCAATACCTTGGCATCCATCCTTAGAGCCTTTCCCATGGAGGGCCTAGCCGCTATTATCACCAAGTTTCCCGGCTGCCATCCGTTCGTGATCTTGTTCAGGTCGTGAAGACCCGTGTCAACACCGGATCGGATGTTTTTCCTAGCCATCTCCACACGCTTGTATAAACCGTCCATGGAGCCTTTAAGAGCCTTGGATATATGCTCGCCATTAGACTTCCCGATAAGTTCCTCCATGAGGCTCTCTGATCCGTTTATGGCCTTGTGCAGTACGTCACCTATATCCTCGTTGGAATAGATAGCGTTCTCAAGTTCATTGGCTATCACCAGCCCTTTCCTTTGTATGGATCGCTCCTTGACTATCATTGCGTGGTCCAGTATATGGGCCGATGACCCAATCTTGGAGGTAAGGGAGGCTATGTAGATCGGCCCTCCTATACTCTCGAGATCTCCGGATGACAGCATCGCTTGGGTGACCGTCATCATGTCTATGGGCTTTCTCTCCTTGTATAGCCCGGATATGGCCTTGAATACCGATTGGTTCCTCTTGTCGTAGAAATCGGCCTCAGATAGTTCCGAGACGATTTTCTCGAAAGCGTCGCTCTCTATGAGGCAAGCCCCTAGTATTATCTGCTCTATCTCCTTGGCTTGGGGAGGTAGTTTCCCGTCAATCTGGGACGATGTAAACCTGTCTCGATCCATTCTGTTGTTTGTCTTCATTCTCGTTTATATTTTCAAACTCACTCTCCCATCTTCGCTGGTTTATCCAAGTTGTCAAGTGCGGATATTCGGGCACCCAATTGCCGGAATTCTTTTTCTCGTTATGCCATTCTATCTCTTTGCTTATGGCTAAAGGCAATAAGTCTATGACCTCGGCATAATCCTTATGCTTTTTGACAAAATTGTTGAATTCAACGTCAAGACCTTTTTTAGTGCCCGGATATGATTTTCGGAAAGCCTCGAATTTTTCTTTTATATATTTTCTTTTTTTATCATTATCAATATCATTATCATATAGGGTTATCTTCGGTAATGTTGGGTTATCTTCGGTTATCTTCGGTAATGTTGGGTTATCTTCTTTACCCTTTGAGTAATAGGGGTTTGACTTGCCTTTCTTGAAATTTGGATTACCTCCTTTTTTACCGGATTCCCTATTGTTGGATACTCTCTCATCATATTTTTTTTGATTGAAATCGATTTCTCTTTTAATGAAGGAGAATGCCATTTTAGCCTGCGGTCTCAGCTCCGATAGTGTCCCCGATACGGCATACCTAATAACCGCCTCGTACACTTCAAGTCTGATCTCCGAAGGATAATCCACTAACACCTCGTACCAATCAGCATTAAAAAGAAATGTTTTTTTAGATGTGTCCATGTCAATATATTATTCCTCTATTATATAATTCCTCCCTATATTGCTCCAACGCCTGAAGGCATCGTTCCTTGTCCATGTATCCCATTGGCATTATTCCGGCCAACCTTGCGTTGCATCGGTCTATGCCATATTTGAGATCCTTGTTTGACATTTTCTTTATATCCATGATTACTTAAATTTAAAGTGTACGATATACTCCCCGGTCTGAACCGGGGCTTTTAAAATCTTAATATGCTTTATTCTTTAGATTTTAGACAAAAGAATTTCCAAGCAATCCTCGTGTGGATCACTTGAATGATAGTTGTTACAGAACTCACGAAACGCATCGTAAAGCCCATTGGAGAGGATGAAGAAATACGCCTTGTTCTTGGCGTTCTTCTCGGTTTCAAACTTTCGGTAGGATACAGTTCTCGCACTGTTAGGCGTAGATGTAGAAGTTACTATACTTCGCTTCTCCTCTAATTTCATTTCCTTGGTCATTGTTGATGAAATTTGAGTATAAAAAGAAAGCTGTCCGCTTCCCTATTTCCGACCAAGGAAACTACAAATCATATCGAAGAGTAGCCAACAAGGGAAAACGAACAGCTTATATCTTTGGATATAACACAGTCGAATGGATATAAAAAACCCACCCTTCGAAATGTTTATGTATGTTTCCTTGGTCTGTGAAACATCGCAAAGATACAACTCAAATTCAAAATGCCAAACAAAAAAACTAATATTTATCTTTCTTATTTATGCTTTTATATGCGTAATAAATGGCAGACAAAATATTTAGTATTGCTATTATAAGCAATGCGGTTTGTAAAAATTCTGGCATACCGGACATACGGCTTACCATGAAGGCCATAAACGATAGCCAAAATGAAATCTCTTCGAATTGATATGTTTTCATATTGAAGTTTTTTTAGAACCACGGGATATATTCCGGTGGCGTGTTGTCCTTGTCCTTGAATCTTTTTAGATGCTCTTCCACGTTCAATCCCTCCCTTACGAGGATGATCGTGTTCTTGTCAACCCTTACGGGTATCCTCTTGAATTTAGGCTCCGGGAGTATATCCCCGTTTGCCTTCGTGTTCGCTTTGATCGTTCTCATATAAGTTATCGTTTATAGTTGTCACAATACCGGAAGGAGTTCGCTACCCTTCCGGTGTTCAATATCTCGCACCATACGGCCAGCCCCTTGTGATGCTTGCCGTGCACGCAATCGGCGCATCTGATACGCTCGGGTTGCTTGGTAGGTTTCTTAGCCATTCAAGTAGTCTTTTATAAGCGCAATGAAATCGTCCAGCGATCGGCATATCTCATATCTGTACCCTTGAGCCTCTACCGCCTTCTGGAATGCCTTCTGGCTGTCCTGTTGCCGGCCTTTTATTGTCTTCATTTCCACGTACAGACCGTGATGGACGTTATTTGGGACTGACAAAAACAGATCGGCGACCCCGGCCAATGCCCCTTCCGCTTTCAGTATAGCCCCGGTTACCGTGTCCCTCCGTCCTCCGTTCGGGATGCTAAAGAAGCATCCTGCGTATCTCGGGTATTGGAGACGGAAGTATCTGACGCAAGCTTGCTGGGTCTGTGATTCGATATTCCTCATTTGTATTTGTCGTCTATCAAGATTAATACAATAAAAATTATCGCTAGGATAGCGAATATGAACGTTATCACCCCGAAGGATAATAACAGGCTTTGAAAAATGTCACTCATAATCGTAATTGTCAAAATCGTCCGGATCGTAATCCGGAATGTCGTTACCGAAATCCATGATTGTTATTTGTTGTTGGTGGACGGTGCCGGGATCGAACCGGCCTCTTTACGTCATGCGCACTCCGTAACGTTTCATCCCGGAATACTTACCGCCCGAAATCCCCGCGTATCCTCACGGACGGCGGGGATAAAAACTAAATCTAATACCATGAAAAACACACTCTAATATTAATATCCTTAGTTCTGAATCTTTATTAAATCGGGTATCGCTCCATAAATGGGGGTACGACCATCCCATTTGTCGATAAACTGCTTATAAAGAATTTCTTTAGTCAATCCTCTCGAGGTGATTAACGCTTGTTCCGTTTTCAATTGCTCCAACTCGTTGCGTTTCCGTTGCTCCGCTATCTGCTGGTCTAAAACCGAAATATTGGTGTTAACTTCATTCCTACTATCAATTTTCTCGCGAACCGCCTTGGAAAACTCTAATTGCGCCGAGAATGTGAGTAATTGAAGACCTCTTTTCTCGAATTCCTTATCTACAATCTGCTCAAGGCGTTTCTCAAAAAGAAGCGAACCTCCGTCTGCCATTAAGCTATCGGTCTTATGTTTACGGCTTTCCTCCTTGATCAGGTCATAGATGCGAGGTTCTAGTATGTTATCCTCCAATGATTGCATGAAACCGTCTTTGCCTGATTCCGTATCGGCCTTGTCTATGTGCTTGTTATCGAAAACAACGTCTATTGCCCTGTTTTTGATAACCTTGTAGGAGTAAGTGGGGCGTGCGTTAAACTCCGTATTGTCTGCGGCTTTTAACGTGACAGGGCTTCCGAACTCGCCTCGTTGGTCGAATAGCGGGACTTGAAATAATTCCGTGCCCCATTCCCAAGTTGAAACCCTGCCTGATACGACCTTGAAATCCTCCTTCCCTTGTTTCCCGTAATTTTCCATCAATACCCCAGCGTAATTAGGTGCTACACGTTCACAAGAGGATAAAAATACCATAGCGATTATCGCTATAGTAAAAAACTTAAAACTTGTCCTTTTCATTCTTGATAAAATTAAATAGTTTGTAAATTATAAATAATGAACTAGTTAACATAATGACTATTCCTAACCATGCGTCAACATGATTAAAAACTCTGTTCCCTGCCGGAAGAAAGGCTATGGCCAATATCAATTTCCAGTATCTATTGATGAATTTTTTCATGATCATTTTTATTTATTAAATCTCTAATTCTTCAATTAACAGCTGTCCGCATCCCATGAACCATACTTGAGATGCGGGCGATTTCTGGAGCAAGGCAATCTCAATCGCCGCCTCCTTGAACTTGTTCTTGTCATGCCCGGCCTTTTGCCGGATGAAAGATTGTGTCCGTGTAATAAGGTCCCCATCCCCGTCTTTGGGATCACGGGTTATGATCTCCTTACATTCTATCATCTTATCCTCGATTGATTTAGAGGAGTCGGATAATGATTTTTCTATCTCTTTTTTATCAATGTCAACAATTCTCTTATTGACATCTGCGTTGAACGGGAACACGTCCATGATCATTGTCTCCGTTACCGAGGCGATGGTATAATCCGCCAATGTACCCTTCATGCCGTCTTCCAATACGGCGATGGCCTCTTTTAGATTAGAGGCTTGGGTTAACATGGTAGCGGCTGTTTTTTTCTCAGACCCGCTCTTCTCGTCCAGCGTGATAAAATAAACCTTGATCTTATAGAACCGGTCACCGTTCTCGTTGAAGAACAACTCGGATAAACGAGCTCGTTTGATGTCTGTTACCGTGAATTCACCCGTGATGAAGGGGCGGATCTCCTCGATGATGCGTGCCTCGGCCTCGGTAAACGATAAGGCATCTACTAAATAAGGTTCCGTTACTTTCTTTTGCATACCGTTCTCCAACATCTTCTCGTAGGAGACCTTACATTCAAACCAATTGTGCATATTGTTAATAGTTTACGTTATATTTCTTTCTTTCATATTGGGGAATGTACCCCTTGCAAGGAGTATTCCCTTCAAATAAGACCGATTCCGGCCTTACGGTTTCCCCATCTTTTTTAGACGGGTCTGTCCAATGTCTCTGCCGTTGATGACAGAGGCAATGTCTTTTAGAGCAAGCCTCATTGAGGCAGTATTTAAGATCTCTCATTTTTCTTATAGGTTTCCAGCTTCTTGACCTCCTTTTTAAGGAGTCTAACAGCATCCATGTATCTGACGCTGCCATAAGAAGCGGTAATAATAATGTTGGTATGCCTCACGATCTTGTCGATCAGGTAATTTGGAGGCCTGTCACTTTTTCTCATGATTAGAAATTTGAGAGGTTTCTCATGAAATCGTATTCGGATATGTCCCGTAGGAATACCGAGAAAAGCACGTCCTTGACACGTTCGTAGAGATCCATGAACTCGGCCTCGTCCATCTTGTCGAAGGCTATCGACTTCGGGATCTCTATCCATTCCTTTCGGGATATGCTGTAGGCCGTATCGCAATGCCCGGCGGCTATCTCGACGGTCTTCCGGAAACACTCCACGCTCTCCTTGAAATGCGCCGTGGTCCTCTCGTTCTGGTAAGACCAAGCGCAATTTATCAAGGCGAAATACTTCCTATGGAAATCTATGTTTCGTGCAAGCGTTATCTTGACCTTGTAGACCTTGCCTAGCTTGAGCTTTTTCTTCTCGTCATAGTCGGAATCATAGCATGGCATCAATCCGCCGGCGGTGTTGAGCAGGTATAGTTCCATGATTAAAAGGGGAGATCCGAATCATCGACCGATGGGGCGTTGTTGATATCCTCCGGCGAGGGGATGTTGCTCTTGAACGTGGATTCCATCAAGTCACCTATGCCATAATATACGCCTTCCTTGCGCTCCTCTTTCCTCGGTGCGCAAGACACGTAATGCGTATAGGTGCGGTTGTCGAACGTGACAGGCTCTTTTTTCTCCCCGATCGAGATATTGAGGAAGATCTTCTCCCCCTTGGCCGTCATTACTTTTTTCATCAACTCCTTCGGTATGTCGCTCAAGCAGATTGAGCCGTATAAATTTGCCATAATGTTATGATTTGAAATTTTAGATTTATAAGCGGGGCGGTCGGTTATTCGCTACGGCAGGGATAACCGCCGTCCCGTAGCCACGGCACGCGTGGATTATTTTTTGTTGAATGTTATAGAGTATGACATCTTGGCCATCCTTATCGCCGGATGGATCGTGTATATCTCCCCGGTCTCGTCATCAACGACCGTGGTATTGTCCGGTACTGTCTTCAGGAACGCCTCCCGTTCTTTTATCTTGGCATCGAGAATCGTCCTTTCCTCGATCAACCTAGCGTAGACCGGGTCATTGCAATTGGAGTGGTCGTAGGATACGCCTACCTCCTTCATCTTGACCGTGGCCCCGTTCCAAGAGCGCTCCTTCCCGTATTTCTCGATCTCGGAAAGGACAGCGTCCTTCATCCGGTCATCGTCCAGCGTCCTCTTGATGGTCTCTTGCATCGCCTTTAACTTGACGACGTGTGATATGGGGTCTACCTCCCCTTCCAGTACCGGGTTCAAAAGGTCTATGGATAAGGCCTCGATCTCACTTTTCGTTAGCGGGGTCTTGCCGCTTAGCTCTAGTTCTTTGCTCATGACAGGTTGTTGTTTATTTTATAGTTGTTGTATATCTCGATAATGGATTCCATCTCCACCTTTCCGACGATGTAGGACTTGTTTATAAGGCTCTCCACGGAGAAGGGCTGGTTGGATTCCTTGGCCTTCTTCTCGTTCTTGTATATCCACTCCGATATGGATTTCATGGCGCTCTCGTTGTTTATATGATCTCTCGTAAGCTCTTTCTTCTGGTTTGAGCTTGCCGTTTTTCTAGGCTGCTCCTTTTGGGCGGTATTACCGCTAGCTATGTTAGCGTCCTCGTCATCGTCGGCCACGATGCCAAGGATGGCGCAAAAGGCGTATCTCTTGGCGTACGTGATGGCCGATCCTATGGATTGAGCGTCCGCCGTATTGGATGGCATCCTTACCTTGGACGATATCCATTGGCCGGAGGAATGAAGCAGTATGGTCCGGATAGAGTAATCATCCTCTATTAGTTGACATACAGAAAGCTCGTTATCGGCTAATGGTTGTTTCGCCGCCCTTTTGCATTCGGATAGGTCCGCGTACTTAAACTTGTACTCTAGTCCAGTTTTAGTCTTTACCTTGACCTCTGAATTGAGGCTTGGTTGCTCTAGCGACCCTTGGAACTTGGCCAACGCTATGGCTAATTTGTCAATCTCTTCTGATTTGTCCATGTTATCTTGTTTTTAAATTCGTCAGCCTCCGGGAGTCGAACCCGGACTAAGACCATTGGCCGCCCTTCCCTCACTACCGTGTCCCTTTCCACCGGGCCAGTGATAGCGTCATGGCCTACCACTTGTCTAGGCTATCGGTTGCCGGTCTGGGTAGGGGATACACCTCGTAAAGGCAAGGGGTTACCAATTATATGATTCAAGAAGTAATCTAAGCTCCTCCATGTTCTCCTCATATTCCTCGTTGTCTTCCTCCCCGTCGTACTCGTAATCTCCGTCGGGGTCTTTGATGTAGATGTCTCTCATATTCTTGATTTGTGGGCCTCAGGGAGTCGAACCCGGCTTTCCCCATGTCAGGGGCGTTCTACCGATAAACTAAGGCCTTGGGGCTATTGTATTTCTTTAAATACCCCTCCTTCTAATTTGTAATATGTATCCGCCTTTATCTTCTCCCCGTCAACAAATTCCGTTTTTACGCAAATGGGGATATATCTTTCCTTTTTATCAGAATAAGACCATTCGGATAATGTTATCCATGATCCTTTTGAGGCTTTTGCTACTGAGTTAATACCTGCGCACATGATGACACAGCCTTCGCCTGTGCTGTCTATCTTGGCACCGTAGCCGGATGATCCTATCTTGGCATAGTTGCCGGATGATCCTATCTGGGCATCGTTGCCGGATGATCCTATCTGGGCATCGT